TCCTAGTTACTGCACCAGGTGTCACTAATCCGCCTCTTTCCAGTGGTGACGCCGCAGCTCCAGATGGTGCTGATGGTGGTGCTGGATTCGGTGGTGGTGCCGGAGGCGGTGGTGAAAGTGGACCCCGTGGTGGTGCTGCAGGTATTGATGGAATTGTTTTGGTTTATAAACAAGCAACAGCAGGTGGTTCTGGTGCCCCAACAGGTAATAAGTTAAAGATTGGCTCAGGTACTGCTGCTAATACAGAATGGCAAGGTTGGATGGATGAAGTCCGTGTGACCAAAGGTAATGCAAGATATGGAGCTTCTCCATATTCAACACCAGTTAACATGCATGGTGGATCTGCAGCAATGAAAGAGCAAAGACGCCGGATTACTCTAAAAGGTATTCCTGCTGCTGCTAACACTGCAGCAATTGCTGCTGCTGGTTCTGGGTCTGGTACACCAGTTGTCATCCAAGCTTGGGGTGCTGGTGGTGGTGGTCGCGCACCTGGTGCTGGTGGTGGCGGTGGATATGCCACTGCAGAGTATGAAATTCAATCAGGTGTAGAATTAACTGTTCTTGTTGGCGGCGGCGGTCGTGGTGGTGCCAGAGCACCAAGTAGTCTTGGTGAAAACCCAATTGGTGGTGGTGGTGGTTCTGGTCAAGGCGGTGCCTTGGTCGGAGTATTTACTGCACCAGCTGCTGGATTTAACCCAGCATCAGCTCCAACGGTAGATGCACTACATGATGCGGCTCTAGTTGTCGCTGGCTCTGGTGGCGGCGGTTCAACCAATCATAATTCACCTAACAAATATGGTGGACAAGGTGGTGGAACAACAGGTGGTGATGGCTCACCACAGCAAGAAACACCAAGAAGTAACCATCCAAGTGGTCTTAGTGCTGGTGCTGCTGGTACTGGTGGTACGCAAACTGGAGGTGGTCTTGGTGGTGAGAACTTCCCATTTGGCGTGCCATCAACACCTACTGGTAGAAGTAATGATGGTGGAAAACTGTTAGGCGGTAATATGCCTGGTCCGGTGGCCCGAGGCGGCGGTGGTGCTGGTTACTATGGCGGCGGGGCTGGTGGACAGGCTCCACCAAATCGCTCGTCCTCTGGTGGTGGCGGATCCGGATATTTCGCAACAACTGGTCTACCTGGTGATATCGCATTCGTGGCGGGTACTGGTAACCTCTTAGGAGGATTGCCTGGCACGAACGGCAATCCAGCACGGCGTGGTGGTGGTGCCCATGCACCTCTTCCTGGAAATGCTCCAGGTACGATTGGGGCGGGTGGACACAGCCCAGGTCCAAAACATGCACCCGGTGGTCCAGGTTATGTGGTTGTTACAGTTGATGGTTCAGCAACAGAATTTGATGCACCTGGATCGATCACAATCCCATAAACTAATACATAAAAATCAATTTTTAAAGATAAAAACAGAGAAAGTAGGGGATAAAACCCCTACTTTTTCATTTTGACTAAATATAACTAGCCTAGTATAATTATACTGTAAAGATGTCTATATAGACAATTTAATATGAAAGATAGAGGGTTTTGATATCTATCTTTTTAATATCCTAGATAGGAGTTATTATTATGGCTACTGTTATTAAAGTTAAAAGGTCCAGTATATCTGGCAAGAAGCCTTCTACTTCAGACCTTGATTTCGGTGAATTAGCCTTAAATGTTGCTGATAAGAGATTATATACAAAGAATAATACAACTGTTTTAGAGATAGGTTCTAATCCAGCTACTCTCTCTGTGAACAGTGCATACTCGTTTCCTATTTCAGACGGTCAAGCCGGTCAGGTTTTGAAAACTGACGGTAATGGAAACTTGAGTTTTAGTTCAAGTCATACAGTTACAGTTAACAGTGGTAACACAGCTTCCGCAGGTATTGTTGAAAACTTCGGCGATTTGGATACTAGTGATGCAATCGTTGCAAACCCATTAGGACATCTAGTTTTCAATATTAATGGTGTTGACTATAAAATTCCTTATATGGCAGCGGTTGCAAATACATCTCCTGGTGTGTCTAGTGGAGATATAACAGCTAATACAACAAATATATCTGCAGTTTCAAATACATTTAGTTCTTTAGGTGTCAATGACCCAATTGTGGCCAATCCAGATGGTCATTTAGTAGTACATATTAGTGGTGTAGATTATAAATTACCATTTTTCATATAACAATTAAATTATTTTATAAATAAACACGAAGGAGTATAACCAAATGGATATAGAAGCAAAATTATCAGATGCCATTGATTACATCAATACTAATGATGTAACTAAGTTTCGTGATACTGTGACAGATATTTTGTTACAAAAGGCAAACGATAGAATTGATGTTGAAAAACAATCAATAGCATCTACCTTATTCACTTCACCTGATTTAACACCAGAAGAGATGGACGATGAATAATTTTAAAACTTTAAGAGTAATTAACGAAGCTGATGCTGATGAGTACATCTTAGACATTGATGATGATGAGGAAGAGTTTGCTCCTCGTGCAGATGGTGAAGCTGAGTTTGTAGATTTACATACAGCTGTTTCAATCGCCCATCCTGTAGCTGGTGACAATCAATTTAAATCAGATAAAGATCAGGCTGTCACTAAAAATGCTGAGTCAGATAACGCTGAAGGTGAAGATAAACCGGTCAAACAAGGCACAACTGGTGATACTAAATTTGCTCACTTCAGAGAAAAGATAGGAAAAACACCTATTCGTAAAGGTGATAAATCACAAGGTGACATGAAAGGTGAGACTGTCAAGGAAGAAGTCGAACTAGATGAGGCGTTATCCCCAAAAGATATGGCAGCAGTTGAAAAATATGTTAATACATTTATGTCTAGATTACCACCGGACCTAAAAGCAAAGGTAATGAAAAATCCTAAAGTTGCTGCAAAAATTCTTGCGGATGTGGCAACAAAAGGTAAACTAGTCAAAGAAGAGATTGAAGAGGGTCTATTAGAGTTAGAAGACGGTGAGGTAGTAGATGTAAGTGCAGATGATGCAGAATCATTCAATGAAGTTCTAGAGTCACTTAATCCAGAGAATCGTACACTTATGTTAACTAGAATGGTTGAAGACAAAGAAACTTACGATGAAATGTTAAGTTTTGCACGAGGAGATGTTTGATGCCTATTGTAACAAAATCTCACAAACCTGGTGGTTATGTTGTTTTCAGAACAACATCAACTGATGGATTTGATATGAACTTTGCGGGTGGAGGAGTCCCCGCTGCAAACACTCCCGGTGAAACTGTTACTGAAATGAGAATTTCAGAGGTATTATGGAGTGTTAAGGGTGCACAAACCTGGACAGTTACAAGAGGTGGTAATACAGTCCTAGTATTATCTGGTAGTGGTCATCATGATTATCAGGGAAATGGTATCAGACTCGAAGCCTCACATGGTGACCTTATTGCCAATGTGCATTGTGTTTTATCAAGTGGTGATGGAACTATTATTCTGAAAATGCATAAGTCATCTGGAGAGTAAGATGAAATTAATCACAGAAGTAATAGAAGGTCTTGACTATATCTCAGAAGCCAATGAAAACGGTGAAAAGGAATTTTTCATTGAAGGGATTTTCATGCAGGCTAATCAAAAGAATAGAAATGGTAGAATATATCCTACCGAGGTATTACAGAGAGAAGTAGCTAGATATAATAAAGAATATGTTGAAAAAAATCGTGCCTTTGGTGAACTTGGTCACCCACAAGGACCAACTATTAATCTAGAGCGTGTTTCTCATATGATTAAAGAATTGAAACAAGACGGCGATAATTTCATGGGGAAGGCCAAAATCATGGACTCTCCTTATGGTACTATCGTTAAGAACCTTATCAAAGAAGGAGCTTCATTAGGAGTGTCTTCTAGAGGTATGGGTAGTTTAAAATCTAAAAACGGTGTTAATGAAGTACAAGGTGATTTTTATCTGGCAACTGCTGCCGATATTGTAGCAGACCCATCAGCACCTGATGCTTTCGTAGAGGGTATTATGGAAGGTGTTGAATGGGTATATGAAGGTGGTAAATGGGTTGAACAATTTGTAGAACAATCACAAAGACAAATTCATAATACTAACAAATCAGATTTAGAGGCTACAAAACTTAAAATCTTTGAAAATTTCTTAAAAAGATTATAATATTACCTACAAATTATTATTTTTTATAAATAAAATATAACACTACTAACTAAGGAGCGTAATATGTCAGATGAAAACCTTAAAGATCTAGACGCTGCAGATGAAAACTTCCAAGAAGAGGTAATTACCGATTTAGAAGAAGAAGAACTTAAAGAATTTAAATCAGATGATGGACAATCTGAAGTTCCACCAGCTACTGCAGCTAAAGCTAAACCTTTACCTGGTAGTAAAAACCAAGGTGATAAAATGCCAACTACCAAAATGGGTATGCTAAATGCAATGATGCAACACATGGGTAGCAAAAGCAAGAAGGATCTCGCTGCAATGTACGGAGAGATGATGAAGAATGCTGAAGGTTACCATGAAATGGCACACGCCAAAAAAGAGGGTATGCATTATGGAAAGAAAATGAAGAAAGAAGATATTGATCTTTCCGATGATATTCAAGCTCTATTTGGTGATGAAGAGTTGTCAGAAGAGTTCAAAGAAAAAGCAACAACTATCTTTGAGGCAGCTGTTGTTTCAAAAGTAAATGAATCAGTGGACGAAATGGCATCAATGTTTGATACCGCTAAGTCACTTGAAGAAGATGAAGTCAAAGAAGAAATGGTTGAAAAACTAGAGAGCTCTCTTGACTACGTTGTAAGTGAGTGGATGGACAATAATCGTCTAGCCATCGAAAATGGTATTCGTACTGAAATCGCTGAAGAGTTCATGGGTGGTTTAAAATCACTATTTGAACAAAGTTATATTGAAATGCCAGAAGAAAAAGTTGATGTTCTCGGTGAACTATCTGATAAAGTAGACTCACTAGAAGAAGAACTCAATAAAGAACTACAAAAGAATATTGATCTTTCCAAAGAAGTTGAAGAACTTCATCGTGATTCAACTATCAGTGAAGTCTCAGAAGGTCTAACAGTTGCTCAGGAAGAAAAACTAAAGAGTCTTGCTGAAGGTGTTGACTTTGTTTCACAAGAAGACTTCAAAGAAAAATTGGAAATGATTAAAGACACATATTTCTCAGAGATTGAAGAAGAAGTACAGAATGAAACTATTTTTGATGAGGACGAGCCTCTTGAAGAAGAAGCTTCCGCACCAAGAGTAACCGGTGAAATGGCACAGTATATGAACGCAATTTCTAGAACTGTCAAGAAATAATATTATTATAAATAAAAAGTAACACTCATAACTAAGGAGTAAAATCTATGCTTACTGAAGATTTAATCAAGAAGTGGCAACCAGTTCTTGAACACAGTGATCTACCAGAGATCAAAGATGTACATCGTCGTTCTGTTACAGCCACTCTTCTAGAGAACCAAGAAAAAGCTGCTAAAGAAGCAGCCATGGGTTCTGGTGGATACCACATGCCATCACTATTGGGCGAAGCTGCACCAACTAACGCAATGGGCGCTTCATCCTCAGATGCATCAAGTGGGTCAATCGATATTTTCGATCCAGTACTCATTTCACTAGTTCGTCGTTCCATGCCAAACATGATTGCATACGATATTGCCGGTGTCCAGCCAATGACTGGTCCAACTGGTCTTATCTTTGCTATGCGTTCACGTTTCGATGGTCAAGCTGGTACAGAAGCACTATTCAACGAAGCTCCATCAACCTTCTCAGGTTCTGCTGCTGGTAATACTGCTTCTCAAACATTTGTTGACGGTACTGGTTCTGCTGCTACCGGTGCTGACCCAACAGCTCGTGCCTCTGGTTCAGGCTATACAGTCGGTACTGGCATGTCAACAGCTGATGCTGAAGCACTTGGTGATGAAGCTACTAACGGTTTCCAAGAAATGGCATTCTCAGTCGAGAAAGTCTCCGTTACTGCTAAATCACGGGCTCTAAAAGCTGAGTACACCATGGAATTGGCTCAAGACCTTAAAGCCATTCATGGTCTAGATGCAGAAACAGAACTATCAAACATTCTATCAGCTGAAATCTTGTCAGAAATCAACCGTGAAGTTGTTCGTACAGTCAACTACACCGCTACTGCTGGTGCACAAGACAATGTAACAACTCCTGGTACTTTTGACCTAGACGTTGATGCAAACGGTCGTTGGAGTGTTGAGCGCTTCAAAGGAATGATTTTCCAAATCGAGCGTGAAGCTAATGCCATTGCTAAAGCCACTCGTCGGGGTAAAGGTAATGTAATGATCTGTTCTTCAGATGTTGCTTCTGCCCTACAGATGGCTGGTGTTCTAGATTACACACCTGCTCTTAGCAATAATCTAAATGTTGATGATACAGGTAACACCTTCGCTGGTGTCCTAAATGGTCGTATTCGGGTTTACATTGACCCTTACTTCACATCAGCTTCAGGTAAGCAATACTTCACACTAGGTTACAAAGGAACTAGCGCCTTTGATGCTGGTCTATTCTACTGCCCATACGTTCCACTACAAATGGTTCGTGCTGTCGGTGAGAATACATTCCAGCCAAAAATCGGGTTTAAAACTCGTTACGGTATGGTAGCCAATCCATTCGCTACATCAAATGCCGATGGTGCTATTGCATTCGCCAAGAAAAACATCTACTATCGCTTGGTCGGTGTCAGCAACCTCATGTAATCATAAGATTGGGGAAAACCCAACAAGAACTAGAGGGGGGCTGCGGCTCCCCTCTTTTTTTATAAATATAATGTTAAGGAGGTATAACATGGTAGAACCAACAAACAAAAACATGTTAGGTCAAACTGGTTTTAGACTGATACTAGATCGGATTCCTACAGCTACATATTTTTCACAGTCTGCTAGTATTCCCAGTATTAGTCTAGGTGGACCAACAGTTAATACGCCAATTATTGATTATCCATTGCCCGGAGAAAAGTTGACATTTTCTGCTTTTAGTGTTACATTTAAGGTCGATGAAGACATGAAAAACTTTCTGGAGTTATACAATTGGCTTGTTGGTCTTGGTTCTCCAGAATCTTTCGATCAATACAAAAGGTATAGGAATACTAGTGTTAATCAAAATAACTTATCAGATGGTACTCTTATTATTTTAAGTAGTAAGTATAATCCAAATCTTCGTGTTAAGTTTAGAGGTATGTTTCCAGAATCTATATCAGAATTACAATTCAGTACTAACGCAGCAGATATTGATTACTTGGAAGCAACAGCCTCATTTAGATATAAGGATTATGTCATCGAATCAGTCTAGGAGCAAGATATGTGGACTTCTATATTTTTCACTATAACTATAATTGTCGTATCATACTTTACCGGTCTTTACTTTGGAAGTGAGTATCAAAAAATCATTGACAGGGAGAAGATTAAACTGATAGAAGAAAAATCAAAAAAATCTCTAGAAAATAAAAAAAGACAACAGATAGCCAATCCTCGAAAGGTTTGATATGAATATTGAAGATATTATGGACTTGTGGTCTGAAGATGTGAAAATAGATAATATCGATTTAGACACAGAAAGTTTGAAGATACCTAATCTTCATGCAAAGTGGCTTAATATCCTTACAAAAGAAAGACAAAAACTTAGGAGTCTAACTCTTAAAAAACAGAGACTTGCTAAAACTCTTGGCGAATATTATCGTGGGGAAATGTCAGAACAAGAGTTAAAAGACCTTGGTAGAGAACCTTATCTAAAAACCGTTTTGAAAGCTGATATACATAGTTATGTCGATACAGACAGCGATATGATTAAATTAAATTTACGTGCATCCTACCAACAAGAGGTAGTCGATGTCGTTGAAGAAATAATGAAGGCAGTTAATGGTAGACAATGGAATATTAGAAACGCAATCGAATGGAGAAAGTTCTCTAACGGAGCTGGGTGATATTATCATAAAACCTCACAATGAAGTGTTTGTTAGAGTAGATTGTGAACGAGGTATTGCACAAGAACTCTATGAACACTTTTCGTTTTATGTACCTGGTTACAAATATATGCCGGCTTATAAATCCCGTATGTGGGATGGTAAGATAAGATTATATAATCTCAATACACAACGAATATATAAAGGTTTAATTGGTGAAGTTAAAAAATTCGCCAAGAACATGGACTATACTGTAGATGTACAGGAAAAACTAGAATCAGCTAATGAGTTCTCAGTTTTTGAATGCGGACAGTTTGTACAGAGTATCAAAGTCAAACATACTCCCCGTGATTATCAAATAAACGGATTTGTATATGCTGTACGTAATAACAGGTGTCTGTTATTATCACCTACAGGCTCTGGTAAGTCATTAATGATATACTTACTATCTCGTTTTTATCCCCACAAAAAACTTATTATTGTCCCTACGATATCATTAGTACATCAATTAGCTAAAGACTTTGAAGACTATAAACAAGGGCCTTTTGAAGTTTTAAAAATTACTGGTGATACTGATAAAGCCTGGAAAGAAAAGATAGAGTCAAATGTTGTTATAACAACTTGGCAATCTGTATATAAACAGCCTAAAGCTTTCTATGACCAGTTTGGTGTCGTTATTGGTGATGAAGCACATTTATTTAAAGCTAAATCGTTAACTTCTATTTTAGAGAAGATGATAGACATTAAGTATAGATTTGGTTTCACCGGTACACTTGATGGCTCACAGACACATCAACTTGTTTTAGAGGGTCTATTTGGTCCTGTTAAATCTCTAGTTAAAACAAAAGAACTTATGGAGAATAATCAACTAGCAGATCTTAAAATTAAAATACTTGTACTAAAGTATTCTCAACAGACATGTAAAGATAATGCTAAGTTAAAATATCAACAAGAAATGGATTTTTTAGTTAGTAATCATAAACGTAATAAGTTTATTCAAAATCTAACATTGTCTCTAAATGGTAATACATTAGTCTTATTTCAGTATGTCGAAAAACATGGAAAAGTTTTATATGATCTTATAAATAATAAAATAAGTAAAGACCGTAAGTTATTTTTCGTATTCGGGGGCACTGACGGTGAAACCAGAGAGTCCGTCAGAGAAATCACAGAGAAAGAAACGAATGCGATTATCATTGCCTCATATGGCACTTTTTCTACTGGTATTAATATTAGAGCTTTACACAATATTGTATTTGCCAGTCCTTCTAAAAGTAAAATTAGAAATTTGCAATCTATTGGTCGCGGTTTAAGAACTAACGATAATAAAAATCAATGTACACTATTTGACATTGGTGATGATTTAAAGCATAAAAAACATACCAACTACACATTAAAACATTTATACGAAAGAGTGAAGATCTATAATCAAGAAAAGTTCGAATATAAACTTTATAAAATAGATTTGGAGAATTAAAATGGATCAAGAGTTTTCAGATGAAGTATTACAAAATGATAGATACAGAATATTCTTATTAAATAATGGACAAAACATTATTGGTAGAATTATGAATTCTACAGCTTATGGGATTTTAATTAAAAATCCTGTGATATGTAGTATAGAAGACACAGAAGTTTTCTTCAATGTATTATTTAACGGAATGTCTAAAAGTAGGAATTTTTTCTTTCCAGCTGCACAAATTGTTACCATAGGATTAGTAGATGAAGATATTAAGAAATATTACGAAAAATATCTAAAAGATACTTTTGAGGAGTTTAAAGATTTTAAGGCTGAAGAGGCCAGTGAATACGAATATCAAGGAACTAAACCAACATCTAATGCTATGGCTCAGCTACTCAATAGTATTAAAGGTACTATTCATTAATGCTCAACATACAGAATGTACATCTTTGTCAAGTATATGTCAAGAAAAAAAATACCTTGACGCGAAATTAATATTATTATACTATTAGATATATTCCGTTATAAGGAGGTATTATGAAAAAAGTACAAAGTAGAGAACACTATGTAGATAATAAAAGATTTTATGCTGAAATGTTGAGATATCGTGATAATCGTGAAGCAGCATTGAAAGAAGGTAAAACACCACCAAGAGTACCAAATTATATTGGTGACTGCATCATGAGGATTGCCTACAAACTTTCTAACAAACCAAACTTTATAAACTATCCCTTCAAAGAAGAAATGATTGGTGATGGTATTGAAAATTGTATTATGTATGTGGACAACTTTAATCCTGATAAATCTACTAACCCATTTGCGTATTTTACACAAATCATTTATTATGCCTATCTAAGACGTATTGAAAAAGAAAAGAAGGCCTTGTATACCAAGTATAAAGCAACAGAAATTTTTAATCTTACATCTTCTTTAAGTGGAGAAGACCATGAATTAATTAAATCAAGTGAAGGTGCAACTGAGAATGCATCTTTATTCATTCAAGATTTCGAAGAAAAGAGGTTCAATAAATGAAAGTAGCACTTGTCACCGATACTCACTTTGGAGCTCGTAATGACAACCAAGTGTTTGCTAGATTCTTTTCACGCTTCTGGAATGAAGTATTTTTTCCATACATTGATGAACATAAAATCGACCATATCATTCATCTAGGGGACATCGTAGATCGTAGAAAGTATATTAACTTTGTATCGGCAAATCAGTTACACGAAGACCTTATCAAACCTATTGCAGATCGTGGTATGAAGTTCTGGTGTATCATTGGTAACCATGATATTTACTTTCGTAACAAACTTGATATTAATGCTATTGACCAGTTGTATGGCACAAGTGAGTATGAGATTAATTTAATTGACAAACCTACTGAAATTAATATTGATGGTTTAGATATTCTTATGTTACCATGGATATGTACAGAAAATTGGAATGAGAGTTGGGATGCTGTAAAGAACACACAGAGTCAGGTCATGATGGGTCATCTAGAACTTAATGGTTTTGAGATGCATCGTGGTGCATTCTGTGACAGTGGTTTTGATAGAGAAGAGTTCAAAAAGTTTGACCAGGTATTCTCGGGTCACTTCCACCATCGCTCAACAGAGGGTAATATCTCATATCTCGGTTGTCCATATGAAATGACATGGAGTGACTTTGAAGACACAAAAGGGTTTCACATTTATGATACTGAGACTAGAGAACTTGAATTCATAGAAAACCCTCTACAGATGTACTATAAAATTAATTATGATGATAGTGATATGACTATCGAAGGTTTAGATGAAATTGATTTTTCAGTTTTTGATAGTACATACATTAAACTTATTGTTAAGAATAAGTCTAATCCATATCTATTTGACTTATTTGTTGATAGGATTGAAACAGCCGGTGTACAAAATTTACAAATTATTGAAGATGTTTTAAACCTTGACATGGAAGATGAGAGTGGTATAATTGATGAAGCTAAATCTACTATTGAGATGTTAGAAAGTTATGTTGACCAAATAGAAACAAAGGTGAGCAGAAAGAAACTAAAAGGACTATTCCATAGTCTATACTCTCAGGCCTTAACAGTGGAGTAATTTTTTGATTATTTTTAATCGTATTCGGTATAAGAATATCCTGAGTACAGGAAATGCCTTTACCGAAATTGACCTGACTAGAAATAAAACAACATTAATCATTGGAGAGAACGGTGCGGGAAAAAGCACCGTTCTTGACGCATTATCCTTTGTTTTATATGGTAAACCATTTCGTAAGATTAATAAACCACAGTTGATTAACTCTATCAACGAAAGAGGAATGGTAGTAGAGCTAGAGTTTGAAGTAGGTAAAAATTCATACCTAATTAGACGCGGTATCAAACCTGGTATATTTGAAATTTATCAGAATGACAATCTAATTAGTCAGAATGCTTCAGCTAGAGACTATCAAGACCATCTTGAAAAGAATATTCTCAAGATGAATCACAAGTCTTTCAGTCAAGTGGTCGTATTAGGTTCTTCAACTTTCGTACCTTTTATGCAATTACCAGCAGCTCAACGCCGCGAAGTCATAGAAGACCTTCTTGATCTTCAAATCTTTTCCACGATGAATAATATTCTAAAAGAACGTATTTCCGAAAATAAGAGTGATATACGAGAGTTAGAGTATCAGATTGATTTGATTAATGAAAAAATTGAGATGGAGAAAAAACATCTAAATAACTTGGTTATCAATCATAGGAAAACTATAGATGCCAAGAAAAAACAAATTACAGAATTTGAGGGAAAGATTACAAAAGAGTCCACAGAACTTGACTCTATTCAGAATGAAATTACAGCTCTGGAAACTAGAATCTCAGACAAGGACAAAACTGAAAGCAAAGAGAGCAAGGTCAAAGAAGGAATTCAAACTCTTCAGCGACGAGTGAAGAAAATCTCTAAAGAGATTAGTTTTTTCCACGACCATGAAAATTGTCCTACATGTCAACAGGATATTTCTATTCATTTCAAAGAACAAATGGTAGAAGACCGTAGTGGTAAACTTAGTGAAGCTAGTGAAACATTAGACATGTTAGAAAAGAAGCGTGATGAGTTAGAAACAAGATTAGAACAAATCTTTGAAGTTAACAAACAAATCTCAGAGCTAAATAGTCAAATCTCTGATCGCAACAGAAATATCTTTACATATAACGAGTTTATTTCTTCTCTCAATAAAGAGATAACTGAATTGTCACAAAAGGTTGATGAGGTCAGTAATGACGGTAATATGATTGAAGAGCTAAAAAATCAATTATCTGACTTTCAAAAACAAAAGACTGATTTGGGAGAACAACAGACTGTATATCGTGTTGGTTCTGAAATGTTGAAAGACAGTGGTATAAAAAGTTTGATTATCAAACAATATGTACCTGTTATGAACAAACTAATAAATCACTATCTTCAACAGTTAGGATTCTTCGTGCAATTCGAGCTCGATGAGAATTTTAGCGAGCGGATTAAATCACGTTTCCGTGACGAATTTTCTTATGATTCATTTAGTGAGGGTGAGAAGATGCGTATTGACCTGTCTCTTCTATTCACATGGCGAACAGTGGCTAAGTTACGAAACAGTGTAAGTACCAATCTTCTTATCATGGATGAGGTGTTTGATAGTTCACTTGATGCTGGGGGTGTAGACGAATTTCTAAAAATTCTAGAGGGACTCACTTCAGAAACTAATACTTTTATAATTTCGCATAAAGGAGATATTATGGTTGACAAATTCCGCTCGATCATTAGATTTGAGAAACAAGGAAACTTTTCAAGGATAGCAGTATGAAACTAGAACTCAATGATAATCTATTATATAAACCAACAATTCCATTTGATTGGACTAATCCTCCAATGGATCCTGAAGAGTTAGTTCAGTCATTGGGTGAAGCAATGTGTAGATTAGGGGGAGTAGGTCTTTCGTGTAATCAAGTAAATCTACCCTATAGAGTGTTTGTAATGGGCTCTCCTAATGATCCTGACTCTATCATACCTGTGTTCAATCCTCGTATTGTATCTGTATCAGATCATCAAGAATATGCAGATGAGGGTTGTCTGTCAATTCCAGGATTTATCATCACTATTCGACGGCCTACAGAAATCCGTATACGAATGGACACTATTAATGGCGAAACCGACACAGCTCGCTTTAACGGTATGACAGCACGCGTTTTCAGCCATGAATTCGACCATATGGAAGGATTAGACTTCCGTAAACGAGCCACTCGCTACCACTTAGAAAAAGCCAATAAGAATTACAAATTATACCTACGTAGAATGAAAAGAGCTGCATAAAGCTATTGACATATGATTTACTTTTTGTTATTATGAAAATGTTGTTGATGAGGAGTACGTGATGGAAATCTCGAACAAACTGTCATTAATTGAAGTAGTTTGGAAAATACTTAAAGATGTTGAATATGATCGAATAGATGAGAAAGACATTGCTAAACTTAGTCATGCATTGAACTATGACATAGTTCATGGGTCTGCTCCTTTTGGAGAAGTTCAATACAGAGCTGTAGATAGTAATGGTAAATTTTTTGATATCAACAAGGATGGAAAAAGGAATTCTGTAAAAGATCATATCTATAATCCTTCAAGTATAAGGGTTTTAGAGTATATGCTTGAAACAGGTCTAATGGAAGACTTTGAGGCCTTTGAAGAATTCTATAAAGAGCTACACAGGGTAGTTAAGGGAACCAAAAAACTAAATGAACTGAACAAAGCTTTAACTAACAAAGAGAAAGAGGTCGATGAAAGAGTTCTGACAGAAGATCGATATCAAGTCCTCGGTGTAGGAAAAATTTTAGTGGGTCCAAAAAACAAGCGTAAAGATGAATTTTTCCTTCCTCAAAATCATGTTAAACTTCCTATCTCAGAGAAGTATACAGAGTGGGAAAAGAGTAAGGGTTATTTAACTGGGGATGAATGGATTGAAAAGTATGGATACATTGAGCTCAAGTCAACTCAAAAAAAGTCCAAGTCAACTCAAAAAACTACTTCTAACCCACCTGAAAACCGCTTGCCCTTCTGACCAAAAGGTTTCAGTCCTTCTCTCTGGTGGTGTAGACAGCCTAAGTGTAGCATTTGCTGCCAAACAATTAGGAAAGAGTATCCATGCATATTCTTTTCATCTAAAAGATAATATCTCCTATGACTTTCGTAAAGCTGAAGAAACAGCTAATATATTTGGATGGGAGTTCACTGGTATTGAAGTTCCAACAAACAACTTAGTTGAAGACTTCCATCGACTAGTGAAGATGGGATGTGTACGAAAGACACACTTTGAATGTGTCTTTCCATTTCTATATGTTTACCCACAAATAAAAGAAAAATATGTATTATCTGGATGGGCGGCAGATGGATACTTTGGTGTATCTAAAAAAGCTCAAATAAATTACAAACATACTAAAAAACTTTTTGACCAATTCAGAGATAATTATTTTGCTAAATACAATCAAGCTGGTTATCTCTGGCATAAAAAAGTTTCGGATATGTATGATAAAGTGTTTATCACTCCTTACCTATCAGAAGATATCAAACAGTTTTTCTATCAAATGGATTGGTATGAACTTAATGAACCATACCAGAAACACCATGTACGAGAAGCCTTTGATGAATTTAAAATGATTGGGAAGGTAAAAAAACACTTGAATTTACAGCTAGAAAGTGGTATAAATGTACTATTCGAAAGTTTGCTAAATAACCGTGATATTAATTTCAAGAACAGAAAAAGGATGATGGATGTCTATAGAGATTGGTCAAAAATACAAACCTTATCTAATGGAGGAAGTTTACAAGAATTCTTCTCTTAATAAATTTACGGTTGTTAGTACATTTGCAGGTGGTGGTGGGTCAAGTACTGGTTATAAACTGGCCGGTGGTAATGTCTTGGCTATGAATGAATTTGTAGAAGAGGCACAAAAAACTTACCATAAAAATTATCCAGAAACACCTATTATGCCTGGAGATATTAAAGAATTAACCGGTAAAGATTTTTTAGACAAAATTGGTTTAGAACCGGGAGAACTTGATATCTTAGATGGTTCACCACCATGTTCAGCATTTTCTATGGCTGGGTCTGTATCTCGTGGTGGTGGTAAACACTCTGATGGCTGGGGTCAAACTAAGAAATATTCAGATGGTAAAAAAGTTGAAAACATTGAAGATTTGTTTTTTGAGTTCTTACGTGTGGCGAATGAAATTCGTCCTAAAGTTATCATAGCTGAAAATGTTGCTGGTTTAGATATGGGTGAGGCTAAGAACTACAAAACTAAAATCTTAGAAACATTTGAAGAAATAGGATATAGTACGACTTATAAGGTCTTAGACTCTTCTAATTATGGTGTTCCACAAACTCGTAAGAGAATTATTTTTATTGGTGTACGTAATGATGTAATGAATAAAATTAAACTTACACATGTTTCAGCTCTAAAAGATCGTTTTCCGAATGAGTCTTTTGTTAGATATAATCTTGGTGATGCATTTGAAAATCTAGAGTATGACCAATCGGAGTTATCAGATTTATTTGAAGAAACTAAAAAAGGTTCTCATTATCTTACTCTACTAGAAATGAATAAAGGAGAGAAGAGATATAAAATTCCATTCAAACATCTTGAAACTCATAAAGCAGAAAAAGGTCTAGTTGAACGTTTAGATAAAAAAGGTAATGTGGAAGTTGTTATGAAACCTTGGTTTAAGGTTTTACCTTCAAACAAAGATGATCCAAAAATAAAAGAAATGATGTTATTACACTGTCGAGACTCTAAAGGTTCTGGTACATATGAAAAGAACTACAATAAAATTCAACCAATTAAGGGTATTGACCCAGATAAAGTCTTGACAGGTTGTGATTTTCATGATAAAGGTCATCATTTCAACATGAAGCGTGTGTCACGCCATCAACCCTGTCCTACCATCACGGCTACTGGTGGTCTGTATCATTGGAGTGAAATGAGAAAATTAACACTAGGAGAGTTAAAACGAGCTATGTCATTACCAGATGACTTTGTACTAACTGGTAAATGGAAACAGAAGGCTGAACGTATTGGCCGGATGGTGCCTCCTAGAATGACACAAGCTATTGCTGAGTCTGTATATGAAAAAATATTGAAACCTTATAAGGAATTACAAAATGGCTGATTTTACATTTGCACATCGTGACGAAGGCTTCGATAATCATATCGATAGTTCTATTCGTGGGTATAGTACCTTACTTGAGGACATCATTTCAATGTCTAGATACTTTGTTGAAAATGATACAAATGTGGTAGATATTGGTTGTTCTACTGGTAAGGTCACTGAGATGATGATTGAACAGAATGACTTTGCTCGCGAGGCTACATATCGTGGTATTGAGATTGCTACAGGATTTACTAAAGATTTACAAGAACGACAAATTAGTTTGCAAACAAAATATCCATGTACAAAGATCGTATTTGATACTGAAGAAGATGTACGGTTCAGTGGTTTCTATAATTGTAGTTTGGTAACTTCTATCTTTACTTTACAGTTCATGTCTAAGAAAGATCGTGCAGAGGTTATCCGTTCCATCTATGAGGGATTAAATACAGGTGGAGCATTTATCTTCTCTGAAAAGACTATCTCTGATAACCCACAAATTCAAGAGATGATTACCTTTAACTACTATGATTTCAAACAAAAGAGTTTTACTGCAGAAGATATCTTGACAAAAGAGAAAACATTACGTAATATGATGAAACCAAATACGGTAGGTGAGATTGAGGATATGATTTACAGTGCAGGATTTCCTGTCTTACAACAATTCTGGCGTAATCATAATTTTGTTGGATTTATAGCAATTAAGTGAGGATGAAATGATTGAATATAAATTTGATGAAGATAGGCTTTTAGATGAACTGAAGACCTATATAGATACTACATACAATGCTCATTACTCACAGTCTAAGTTTCAAGCAACAGAGTTTATCTTTGATATGGGTCATGTTCAAGGACTTGGTTTCTGTCTTGGAAATGTTCTGAAGTATGCGCAACGATATGGAAGAAAGGAAGGTTACAACAGAAAAGACTTGATGAAAGTCTTACACTATACTATTATGGCTTTATATTTACATGACACTGAGAAGGATGAATTAAATAATGGAAGTTGAAATCACTGTTGAACAGTTACAAGAACGTAAAATTATGGTGGCCACACCCATGTATGGCGGAATGTGTGGTGGACAATATACAAAATCTTCAGTAGACTTAGGACAACAAGCAGCCAAGTATGGTATTGATGTAGGTTTTTTCTACATCTTTAACGAGAGCTTAATTACTCGTGCACGTAACTATTTGGTTGATGAGTTTATGAGAAGTCACTATACGCATCTGATGTTTATCGACGCCGATATTGGGTTCGATGCATCTGATGTCTTGGCCTTGGCTGCATTAGCAGACCCCGATTCAGATAAAGATATTGTGGCAGCACCATATCCAAAAAAGACTATTTCATGGGAAAAGATTAAACGAGCAGTTGACAAAGGTGTAGCTGACGACAATGCAAATAATCTTGAAAACTATGTTGGTGATTTCGTATTCAATCCTGCCCCTGGTACAGAACAAATTAAAATCAATGAACCTGCAGAAGTCTTAGAAGCCGGTACTGGTTTTATGATGATTCAGAAGCATGTTTTTGAAAAGTTTGGTGAAGCACATCCAGAATTACTCTATACACCAGATCATATTCGTACTGCTAATTTTGACGGTACTCGTAAGATCCATGCATTCTTTGATACAGTAATTGACCCTAAGTCTAATCGTTACTTATCTGAAGACTATATGTTCTGTCAATGGGCTCGCGAACTAGGAATTAAAGTATGGATGTGTCCATGGATGCGTCTAAAACATATGGGTTCATATATCTTTGGTGGAGATCTGGCATCTCTCGCATCTATTGGAGCTTCGGCAACAGCAGATGTATCTCAGTTGGGTAAAGAAAAACCATTAGAATAAAATAATGCAATATGCTATCATAGATAACTTTTTAGATATTGATTACTTCAATTCTATAAAGAAAATTGTTATGAGTGATAGATTTGCTTGGTATTTCCAGGATGGAATAACAAATCCTCAAACTGGAGAAGAAAAAGAGAGTTTCTATTTTACCCACAACGTCTTCTTAGAGAATACTAAAAGTAGTTTGTTTCCTTATCTGGAAACTCTTCTACAAAAACTAAACGTTAAAACATTAATCAGAATTAAGGCTAACTTTTATCCTAATGTAAATAAATCTATGGAGAATTTACCTCATTCTGATTATGAAGAAAAACATATAGCTGCAATACTATATCTTAATAATAATAACGGATATACTCGTTTGAATGATGAAATAATAGTTGACAGCATACAGAACAGAGTGTTACTATTTGAAGGATATAAACTACACAATTCTAGTCTTTGTACAGATGCAAAGGGTAGATTTAATATCAACATGAACTTTAACATTGGGGAAAACTTTGGAGAATATTATGAAACTATCAGAACAAACAGTTGAAGTGTTACAAAACTTTTCTACAATTAATCAGTCTCTTCTGTTTCGAGAAGGTAGAACACTTCGAACTGTATCACCACAAAAAACTGTCCTAGCCGAAGTAGAAGTTGGAGATGAATTTTCACAAGACTTTGGCATCTATGATTTGGGACAATTCTTATCAGCATTATCTCTTGTTGAGAATCCAGAACTAGACTTAGGTGATAACGGCATGACGATTAGTGATGGTAATGGTACTTCACTAAACTATCGTTATGCTGACGCGTCGATGATTGTTACACCACCCGAAAAAGCTCTGACACTTCCAGATATTAATGCATCGTTCAAACTATCATCTAATGTTCTGAGAGATGTATTACAAGGTGCTCGTGTCTTAGGTTTACCTGAGATTATCGTTAAATGTGTCGATGAGGTTGTTACTATCGAAGCTGGTGACTCTAAAAACAGTTCTATGAATTCGTACTCAAAAAAGGTTGCGATAGCCGACGAGGACTTCACACATACTTTTAAGGTTGACAATATGAAGATGATGATGTTAGACTATAATGTTGAAATTTCTAGTAAGGGTATCTCTAAATTTTCAACGGAAGATGGTCGAGTAACTTACTTTGTTGCAACAGAGTCAAGGAATTGATATGGAGGATAAAGTCGAGCTATACATATCACTAAGAATGTTTGGTGAGGAAACTACAGCTTCAAGATTACATTCTGAAGATGTATCTTGGGATAGTCTCATGAATGATTTTATCGCTCTACTAAACACTACTGGTTATCAGATTAAAAGTAGAGTTATTGAAGTCAATGAGGATGGTGTTGTAGTATCAGAAAAACACCGTGGACGAGAAAATCGTCCTTATTATGATGAAACACCGGACGGAGTGTATCGGTAAATGTTGAAAGGTTTATTATGTCAGAATATCTATGGGTGGAAAAATATCGTCCACGATCAATTAAGGAGTGTGTGTTACCTCAAAATCTGAAAGATGTATTTCAAGCTTTTATTGACAAAGGAGAAATTCCTAACCTTCTTCTCAGTGGTGGTCCTGGTATCGGTAAAACAACCGTTGCCAGGGCACTTCTGAATGAATTAGACCTTGATTACTTAATCATCAATGGGTCTATGAAGGGTAACATTGATACACTTCGAACTGAAATCCAACAGTTTGCTTCTACTGTGTCATTCAATGGTAAGCGTAAATATGTTATCCTTGATGAAGCAGACTATCTAAATCCACAGTCTACACAACCGGCTCTTCGTAACTTTATGGAAGAGTTCTCTAATAATTGTGGCTTCATTCTTACTTGTAACTTCAAGAACCGTATCATTGAACCACTACACAGTCGATGTTCTGTCGTAGAGTTTAATATTAGTAAGAAAGACCTTGCTGGTCTAGCACCTCAGTTTATGAAGCGTATTGAGAATATTCTGAAGATGAAGGGTATTCAATATGACCAGAAAGTCATCGCCGAATTGATGATGAAACATATGCCAGACTGGCGGCGTATTCTAAACGAACTACAACGATACTCCGTTACTGGTAAGATTGATGTTGGTATTCTTACTAACATGAGTGATGAGTCTTTTACATCACTAGTAAAGATGATTAAGTCTCAAGACTTCACTGGTATTCGTAAGTGGATTGTAGACAACTCTGATATTGAAACATCAAGTTTATATCGTAGTCTATACAATCATGCTAGTAAAAATATGAAACCAGCTAGTATTGCACAGATGGTTCTCATTCTTGCAAAGTATCAATACCAGGCAGCGTTTGTAGTTGACCACGAAATCAATAATGTTGCGTGTCTTGTTGAACTCATGACAGATTGTGACTGGTCATGAACCCGTTTGACTTTGTAACTGATATCAATCTAGGAAAGAAGGATATCATCACCAACTCTGAAAACCCAGAACTAGCAGAAAGGACATACAACCCATTCCTGACTAATCGTGCACTGTCATACTTTCCAGATACAGTTCAATATGCAAATTTAATGAATATGTATAGTGACCTGGATAATATCATGCAATATTCGTTTCTACTAAATATTGTACGGAAACGAAAACGTTTCTCTAAATGGCACAAAACCACAGATGATGAGGATTTACAAGCAGTCATTGACTACTACGGATATTCTGTCAAAAAGGCGAAAGAAGCACTCAACATTCTTGGTGATGAGCAATTGGTAACAATAAAAGAAAAAATGAGTAAAGGTGGTATGAAATGACAGATTTATCTACAATGATTGAGGTACATCTCAAGAATGAAGATGACTTCTTAAAAGTAAAAGAAACACTAACACGTATCGGTGTTGCCTCTCGTAAAGATCGTAAACTATATCAATCCTGTCACATCTTACATAAACAGGGTAGATATTTTATTGTCCACTTCAAAGAACTCTTTGCTTTAGATGGTAAACCATCTGATTTCCATGAGAATGAAGCAGACATTGCTAGACGCAACACTATTGCTAATCTATTGGAACAGTGGGACTTAGTTACTCTAGTAGATTCAACTAAAACTACAGAACCCTCTGCTCCTTTAAATCAAATCAAAATCTTACCCTATAAAGAGAAGGGTGAGTGGGAACTCGTAGCGAAATATAGTATTGGACGTAAAAAATAATTTGTGGAGAAGTGAAGTGGATATTATACCTAATGTTAAATTTATGACTCGTGTTCGTGATGACTCTATTGACGGACCTAATCCTTATACCTGGAAAACTGTTACATCACATGAGTTGTTCTTAGGCAAACGTGTGGTTCTATTCAGTCTGCCGGGTGCATTTACACCTACCTGTTCGACCTTTCAACTTCC